TTCCCCAAGAGCCTAAGTCTGTCGATCCTATGGTTAGACCCATTAGCTGCTCCACCCAATCTGGGTTTAACTGTCCGCTTGATCTCTGAAGATTTGGCGGTGACTCTTGGTGCTTCCCATTCTTGTTGACGCTCTCCAGGTCTACTGGGGAATCGGTAGTTGGACGGCTCGATGGATCGTATTCTACCATCTGGGGCAGGGCATCCATCCTGCTCTTGCCATCCTTGCGGATCATACTCTCTGGTCTGTAGCCACCCTTGTAATCCCTCGCTCTTGGCGTTGCCCACTTCTTCTGCTCCTCGTGAGTTTCCACCGCATCCCTCAGCTTGGCTCCAAAGGTCTGGTTGCTCTTGTGCCTCTTGCTCTTGAATACTCCGTCCTCTATCACCGTCTCGATCCGACCGCCCTCCGCATCCGATGTTCTCGGTGTCGGAAAGTTTATCGCATCCTTGTAGGCTTGCACCGACGTTTCGTCCACTTGCTCCCTCAAGTTCGACGGATCTGTTCTGCCCTTTCGACTTGTCGTCGCTTGTCTCATCGCGGCTTCGTAACTCCTTGGTGGTAGTGTGTCCATCGTGTTTGGAGTAGCCCAAGATGAAGACCCTTTTTCTTTGGTGAGGTGCGCCAACTTCACTCGCTGAGAATACTCCTGCCTCTGCGATATAACCCAGTCCTTCCAGTTCTCGGAGGACATATTGGAGAACCGATTCTCCTTCGGCTGTTTTTGCTGAGATAATTCCTTCAACATTTTCGAGCCAAACAATTCTAGGTTTGCACTCTCTAATTCCGTCTCGGATGTAAGGGAACAGATGTCTTGGGTCTTCAGTTCCGCGACGCGATCCCGCATTTGAGAAAGGCTGGCAGGGGAAGCCTCCAGAGAGGATGTCCACCTTTCCACGAAACTTTCTGTATGGGAAGGTTTTAAGATTAGAGAAGATAGGTGCTGTATCCAAGACACCCGTTTCCATCTCTTTGACCAGGTTGGCGATGCAGTAGGTTTCGATCTCCACATAAGCGAGTTCTCTGAGAGTTGGGAAAACTGCTCGCAGTCCACGCCCAATCCCTTCATATCCGCTACATAGCGAGAGGTGTGTAAGTTCTTTGGTATTATCCACATTGTATCCTTTTTTTATTTTGTTATTATTGTTTAGCACTAACAATTAGTGCGTCCTTGTTGTATAAATATCCAACCATTTTATTAATTGCCTCGGTTTTCTTGAAGTCCGTATGCCAAGGCATCTCTCTTTCTTGGAACCTAAAGTCATAGTTGTTCCTAATTAATTTTGAAATGTTCCAGATGTAAAGTGAAAATTCAAACTCATTCACATATATGAAGTCCTTCTTAACTGATTCGGCAATGCCAGTATTGGTATCCACCTTCAGCTGCTCGATTATCCAAGGGTCGTAAGACTTTCTTCTGGATTTTATTTCAAACAGGTAGTTGTCATTTTCGTAATCGAAATAACTAAATTGGTCTATAGCCTTGATGAGCTTATTCATCTTGGGGAACAAAACCATTAACTGATCTGCCACTTCGTTCTCTTTCATTTGCCTTTGGGCATCCAGTCCATCCAGTATAGCTTAGATAAGTATCTGAACCTAGTCACGCCCTTCTTAGCTTGAGCCTTAGTCCAGTTCTTGTGGTAGTGCTTCTTGGATTCCACGCATATACAAACGCTTGTAATGCCCGGATCGTAGTCCAACTCCATAGTGTCCTTGAGGAACCTTGCTTCTATTGCCAACTGGGTGCAGTCCTTGTCTTCGTAAAACTTACCACCAGTTCCCTTGGTATCTCTGCACTTGTAATCAAATAAATGATACTTGCCTTCCACCTTGGCTATCAAATCAACAGACCCAACTGACTTAAATTTATTACAAAACAAAATCTTCTCTGTAGCTATTGGCTCTATGTCGTTATCAGACATAAAATTTATAAATGGTAAAGCCCATCTATCCCAAACTACAACGGATTCTTGGTCTATGTTGCCAGTCCGCATAATGGATTCTATTTGATGCTCTAGTCTAGCGTGAACGGCAGTTCCAAATTCGGAGCTACTAATGGGTTTTCCATCTATTGGATTAGTGCGAAATCCATACTTCATTTCCGAGAGGTCACGGCTACTGGCGTGCGGATGTTGTCGTGCTAGTTCCACGAGTTTTCTGGGTGTCCATATATTATCTAAGAAGTCGCTCTTCTTGCTCGATAATATAGTTGTTACTGAGGGCAACGCACCAAGCTTCTTTGCCTGGCTTGGGGTTCTAGCCTTCGTTAGGAATGGCTCTTGGGTGCAATCGTAGAAATGGCTCATAATATTTCCTTTAGTCTTTTCTTTTCTTCTTGGAGTTCTTTCCGCTGCTCTTGCATACGGTCTATCTTATGAGAAAGGATTCTAGATTCTGTCCGAATCATTTCAATCCTTGTTTGTATCCGCTCTTCTTGAGCTTCTTTATTTTGTTTATTTTTGTTATACATAAGGCTTTATATTTATTATATTTATATCTGGTATTGGTTGATCAGTTTTGATCGAGGCTGTCCTGATGCTGGACACCACTCTTTTCCAGTAATCAGATCGCTTAACTTCTCGGTAAAGACCGGGTGATAGTGTAAACCATTTGGTCTTGTCGTATCTCTTCTTATTGTAGTTAGATACGGTCAAAGCACCCTGCTTGGATAATGATCTAAAGGTTCTAGCTATCTGCTGTTCCGTCAAAAAAGGGAAGTAAGGAATCCAACCCTTGGCTGAGTTGTAAGTCCAATACTTCCCTTCTCTCTTATTGCGGTTATGTTTTTCGTTTAACAAAACAAAGAATATAATTGTGTGCAGAATCACGGATTCCCTTAGACCATACTTTTCAGCGTGAGTCTTGAGGAATGATTGTTGGTCGTGCATTCGTAATAGTCTGCCATCTTGTTCATCTCTTGTTCAAACCTTTTCCTACCCATAACCTCTAAAGGTTGCAGGTCGTCGGTTTCCGTTTTGTTCGAGGACTCAATTGCCATACACAAGGTGCAGGGCAAACCATCCGCGGCAAAGAGATCGTATAGCTTCTCGGCTTCTTCTCTCTTGTTAAATACGTTTGCATACTGGGAATAAGTTCCTCTTGGGTTGCAGGTTACTATCCACATACTAGCGTCCTTCGTAGTAAGTAATATATTTATAGTTAGCCAAAGCTCTGACCCTAATAGCCATCTCTCTGTCTCTCTCTTCCTGTAGGAGTTGCTTGTTAGCATCTCTACGCATTTCGTCTTCTTGCTGTTCAAAAAGACCTCTCTTATCCTCTTCGGATAGCCAGTTTATTGTGTCCATTTTTTTCCTTTGTTTGTTTGTTAATTACCTCTGCGATGCAGAGATTCATCAATACACTTTGATAGTGCAAATACTTTGCAAGCATAAAAGGGCAGACCTTTCTTCCGCAGCTCTACCTCTGCATTCTCTAAAAATGACTTAGGTATGTGATTGTTAAGCATAAATGCTTTCCTTAGTTCCTTCGTCCTCTTAGCGATGTTCTTGGATTCCACAACGAAGTCCTTAATGATTTCGTCTGCTTCTCTTAGAGATAGGTTGTCCTGGTTTTTTTGCGGGTTCTTTTTTCTTTGGAATATATTCATAGGCCCCATTCTCAGGATGGACCCGGTTACTGTCAAGCCTTCTCTTACTAGATATAGTTTACCTCTTACTCTTAGGCACTATATATAGTAGCTCCATTCTCGGTAATCACTATTACCGGGTATTAAAAGGGTGACCCCTTTTCTCTTTTGGCTGCGGGCTGCTACAAAAAGGGTGACCCCTTATAGGTGTAAATCATCCAGGTCTCTAGGCAGAGTTCCGTCATCGATCCACTTCTGGGTTTGGGCTAGACACATAGAGTTCCAAATGACCGCCCCAAGGTGATCCTCTGCCTTGCAGCCGTCGGTATAAGCCCACAAGTGTCGGTTTATACTATCCACGTATCTGGACAAAGGAATGCCTTTACGCCAGTTGTCCCTGCCATACTTGGTAGCACCATCCTCAAAGCGTCTGGAAGCCATCCTTAGAGCCTCTGTAGGCAATAGAGACGGCATTCCCTTGCCCTGCATTGCATCACGAACAGCTCCCGTCGAAAACTCCGACCTTTTGCCACTATCTGGTAATTTGCTTTTTTGTGTATCCATAAAAAAAGGGTGACCCTTTCGGATCACCCCTGTTTTAAATCTGTCTTGTGTTTATGTCAATAGACATAGAGCATCAATGATTTCGTCAATGTGCTTTGGCTCTCCAGACCTGCTCTCGTTCTCCGAGGCTTCGTCGTTAAGGTGGTCTGCGATTTCCTGCCAGTTGACATCCATAAGGAAAGCGTTTGCCCACCCGCTAATGTAAAGCAAAGGTTCCCTTCCCATTGTGCTGTCTTCAAGATACTGCTCAACGTATTGCTTGCAGTCCTCTCTGGTTGCCCTCTTTACTTCATAGCCGTCGAACATTTCGAGAGCGATACGCCACGTTGCGTAGTTAGTCCATCCGTTGTGTTTTTTTGTGTCCATTTTTTTCCTTTCTTTTGGGTTAATATGCTTTGCCGTTTCGCTCTGTCTGGTAATAGCTTTTGTATTTACCGCGATACTTTGCGAAGCATTTCGAGATTGCCTTTAGTTCGTTGTCATCACTAGCCCCGCCTTCGTAGCCGAAGCTACCCAAGTTCGTTGGCTGACAAACCCATTTAGTTCCAAAGCAATTGGTTTCTTTATATGTTTTAATAAACAATGTCATAGTGTCCTTTCTTTTGTTATAGTGTAAAGTTAGGCAGATAAGGATCTGCTGTAATTGTATCGGCTCCCGTATAGGAATCTGTAAACGCTACGCCCCGCGGCGTTGGTTCGTCAAGGAAATAAACCCAAGCGGTGGATTGGCTCCAGTCATCCATATCTACCAGAACCCTTTCTCTCTTATACCAATTAGGGTGACCCTCTAGCTGGTCGAGCCTAGCTAGCAGTTCGTCATCTACGTCGTAAACCTCGACATCCACAAACTCACCGACACCTTTCTCCGCGTAGAGATAGGGTAACCCCTTTACCTCTAGAGGATAGCGGTCTTTGAGTTTACCAGTTCCGACTAAGTCAGCTTTCTGCAATAAACGATTGTTACTAAATCCGCTCTTCAGCGTTCCATATACTGCGACTCTATTCATTTGATCCTCTGATTTATGGGTGACCCCTGTATGGTTGTAGCCCCAATTCTTTGAGCCATAGGGTGAATGATACGTTGGCTGGTAGAAGCAATTTGACTTACTATAGAACACGCCATCCTTGTCGTGCCATTTGCCGATGCGTTGCACCTGCAAGCTCTTACTGTCAACGATGCAGAACCTTGTCTCTGTAAGCTCTAGGAATGGCTTCCAGTCCAGTTTGCGGAGCTTGGGAAGCACTCGCTTGGCAATGTGTGCAATGTCTGATTCGTGACCGTTGCCAAACCCGTCCACCGTGCCGTTGCTATAAATGACAGTTCGGTTGTTTACGTTGAACGGGTGAACATTGTTAAGGTTAATCTTACCAACCGTTGCATATCTGAAATGACAAACCAATGGTCTGTCTGTCTCTAGCATCTTATCAATGCCGTTATATGTCAGCTTTCGCTTGGTCTGACCGTTGTCCAGATAGGTGATTCCAAACCCGTGCGGATTGATCTTTTTAGCCCGGTCGAGAATATCTGACGGGATACGTTTCTTATATGGCTTATGAATAATTAAGCACATTGGTGTCCTTTCTTTGGTGTTAATGAATGGCAGATTGCCAATCGATTGCTTAATATAGCACGGCTGCCCGACATATTGCAAGACTTTCTTTTGGCGTTACCCCTTGCGTCCAAACAGTTTCCAAAAGGGTCACCCATTTGATAGGAATATGATAGGAATTTGAAGAGAAGGGTCACCCATTTTTCTCCCGACTGATCTAAAAAGGGTCACCCTTATGCCTATCCTGACGGTATTTGGCAATAAAAGGGTCACCCATTTATGCCGATATTGGTCAATATTGTGTTAAAAAGGGTCACCCATTTGGTAAGATTTATGATAAAGGGTCACCCATTTATTGACTGGATACAGAGGATTCCTCGCCCTCTGTTCGACTGGATTCATCTCTTATAGGCTTCTGTAAGTCCTTTTCTCTTATACTCTTACCCCTTCTCTTACCTCTTACCCCTACTCTTATTCTTACTCTTACTCTTACCGGGTATCTATGCGGCGCGGACTTTTTTCTGCATTCCCTGGCGGTTGAAATTTTTTTTTACCGGGGCAACTTTTACCGGGGCAACCGATTTTTTTTCGGAAATTGCGTCGCAGCCAGCATATGGTGACCGATTTTGGACTGACTGACTGGTGACCAGATGACGGGTGACCAGAGGGTGACCAGATGACGGGTGACACCAGACCACCAGACCACCAGACACCAGAGGCCACCAGAGGGTGACCAGATGACCAGAGGGTGACACCAGAGGCCACCAGACGGTCACCAGACGGTCACTAGACGGTCACCAGATACCACCAGTCAATGCACATACATTTGACCACCAGAGGCTCACCAGAGGCTCACCAGATGGTCACCCATACATTGACCCATCTGGACACAAAAAAACCCTCTGGCGGTCACCAGAGGGTCAAGTTTGATTGGTCTAGATTATGGGCAATCTATGTCCAGCAAAGCCAGTGAAGGAAATAAGATTCTCAATTGCTCTTTAGGTGTCCAACCACAACCCTCGACGAATATCTCGTCACCCTCAACGTCAAGGTGATCGGGTGACAAGTCTAGCTCTGGCGCACGATCGGAAAAGCCAAACGAATCCATTCGAGAGACCACCGATTCGCAGACCCATCTGGCGAGTGGACAATGTGGCTTAATGGCTTTGCCTTTACGCTTGGCGAATCCTAAAGACATAAGCAAGTTGCACATCGGGTTATCCCAGCCTTTGGTATAGCCTACTTTAGTGTGGCATCTGGATACCATATTCTGGGTGAGGCAAAGCCATAGCACTATCTTGCTAAAGTCTAGTGACCCTTGGTGCTGTCTGCATTCCACCGTGCCATATAAAGCCATTGAGTGGAAATTCCATTTGCGATATCTGGCAGACCCTCTATTGGCAACTGACTCGCCATTGGGACATTGATGGATACCAAGCTCATTGCATCTAGACCACTGCGGTTGTTCTGGTGACTGGACTAGGCAATCCAGCTCTGCCTTCATTGATCGGCACCATCTGCCGTTGCGTCGAGAGCTGGCAACCAAGCAATCAAAGTTCACCTCGTTTTTCACGATGTGATTGAGGAAATAGCGCAAGCGTTTGTGACTGTACTTCTTTGCGTGGTGGTGTACGTGGACTGAGCAAGATGTGTCCACTTTGTAGCCATTGTTTTCGAGCAATTCCAATATGATGTGCAGTTGGCGGAATAGCTCTTTGGGCGCCAACGGTGGACTGACTAGCTCACGACCAGACACCGAATATTCTTTTACGAATTTCCAATGGGTTTTGACACCGTGCTCGCAGTTATCATATGACCGCATTTGGACACCCATTTCGCTAGCTTGCTCAATGACGGTCTGCTCGCGGTTAAGAGGGTCTAGCAATTCAATCTCTAGACCAATGGTTTTATCGGTCATATACTTGTTAGCTAGATCGGTGGCTTGTGTTAGTGATATATCTTTCATATTTTCGTCTTTTTTGGTTATTGGTTATTAGTTTAATTCTGGGTCGATTGAGACCAGAAAATCTCTGTGCATTGCTTCCTCGTCAAAGTCACTGGTGGAATACAACCAGTCTTTGTCATCAATGGCTTCAGCTTTGGTGTCATAGGTGATAATATATTGATTTGAGCCAACGGTAAATGGCACGGTGTCGCCGTAAGGGTCACCGTCATAGTTATCTGGCAACTGGTGATATTGAGAGTCCAGAGTAATTCCGAACTGGTCTTTGCTGATTAGTAATGAGTGTATCATATTTCGTCTTTTTTGATTATTGGTATCTGGCAACGTGCCATTGGCGCCAAAATACAGAGGGTGACCCTTTGCTGTCAAATCTATTTTAGGGTGACCCATTTGGACGCCAGAGGGTCAAATAAGGGTGACCCATTGGCATCTGGCATCTGGTAAAGGGTGACCCATTTATGACCATATGGCGCCATACAGACCCCATAAAGGGTGACCCTATTTTAGAGGCCATCCAGAATGGGTGACCCTCTGGCAGAATATATGAAAACCCGTTGGACCTCTCTGCTGCTCTTTTGTAAATGCTTGCTAACCCGGCACTTACGCATTATTTAGAATGATTCCATTTAATATGTATATTGGTGAAGGGTGACCCTTTTTGTTGTGTAAGTTGTTGTTTACCAACACTTTACGTATACTAACGACGGGGCGGGGGCGGTCGGACTCCGTTTCCAGGTTTACAAATGTAATATATAAACTGCCCCCTAAAAAAATGCCTAGCCAATGGATGGCTTGTGCTGCGCCCACCCTGTGCATTGCCTCTTGACAACTTTTCTCTTATATATATATATATGTGTTTATATCTGGTATTGGTTGATTAAAATTGATTAAGGGTAATTCAAAAATGATCGAGGATAGTATTGTAGAGGACTCCAAAGAGAAGGAGCTATTGATGAACTACATCAACGATGCTATTATGGATATAGCTGCTAACAAGGAAGGCAAGCAAGCCAACAGTATATCTAGAAGCAACCCAGAGAAGGTAGCTAAGATACTATACCTATCCGCATTAGGTATATCTCAGACTTCAATAGTCCGCAAGTGTAACTACAACAGGAATACGGTTATCAACGTCCTGGTGGACTACGCTGACCACAAGCATCAGTTCAGAGAACTGGGAGGTAAGCTATCTGCTAAATCATATATGAATCTAGAGAGCCTAGAGGAAGATATGATTCAGGTAGTCCGAGAAAGAATGCAGACTGGGGAGTATGAGCCTACAGCGAAGGATATTAAAGACATAAGTATTGCTAAGATAAATTCAAGCAGACAGGCTTTAACGGCTAGAGGTGAAGTAAGCACAATTACAGAGAACAGAAACGCTGTTACCCAAGAGGATTACGAGGACACCCTAAAGGCTGCGAGGGAGAGAATAGAACAGTTAAAACACGTTGAGGAGGTTATAGATGAGTAATTCGGTATTAGATTCGGAGTTTGACCCCATATATGACCAGGTAAAGGGAATACTTGGTGAGCATTTTATAAATTACTGTTTTATGGTAATGGACGAGGAGGGAAACTTGTATTCGGATTATACAAATCTGCCCATCGCAAAAATGCTAATTAAAGAAACAGCGGAGCAAATTAACTCAGAATATATAGAAATTGATATAGACTGGGAAGACGAAGAAGAGTAGTATGGAATTGGTTTTTACAGATCATCCCTTTTTGAGCGCTCCCTCAGACGAGGAAATTGTTTTGCTTGCGGAGAACGATCCTAAGCTATTAAAATCCCTGTACGAAAGTCACGAGGGCAGAATTAAGGCATCCCGGGAAGACCCCATTCGTCACGGCTTTGATCTAGAGGGCTGGCAAAGAATAGCGGATGGATTAAAAGAACACAATGAGGTTCTAGCCCTTGGGGGAAACAGAAGCGGAAAGACTACCGGGTGTGCAAAGCTAGTGATGCAATCCGTAGTAAACAATACGGATGGTCATATAGTATGCTTCAGTCAAAACGCAGATACATCTGTTAAGGTTCAACAAGCTGCAATATGGGATATGATGCCCAAGGAGTTTAAAAAGAAAACAAAGAGCATTGAAGGATATATTAATTATAGTATGCAAAATGGCTTTACTGGTAGTAGTTTTATCTTTCCAGATACTAGAACCAGAGTGGACTTCAAGACTTACACGCAGTTTAGTAATAACCATACATTATTAGAGGGTTTTGAGTTCGGTTTTAACGGGACAAAAGAACTAAACATTGGAGCCTGGCTTGATGAATATCTAGGGGATTCTAATTTGGTAAATACCCTTAGATTTCGACTATCTACAAGGGATTCTAAAATGGTAATTGGATTCACTCCCATCGATGGATATACACCATTCATCTCTGATTATTTAAAAAACGTAGAAACAATAGAAACTAAACCCGCAGAACTTCTTGACAATCAAGAGGTTCCAGTAAAACAATACAGTCCAGATAGAGATGCTTCGATTATATACCTGCATTCCGATGAAAACCCTTTTGGGGGATATTCTAGAATAGCAAAAGACCTAAAGGGAAGAAGCCAGGAAGATATATTGGTTCGTGCCTATGGAGTGCCAGTCAAATCAATGACATCTCTGTTACCATTGTTTAATACAGAAATCAATGTACTATCTGATAAACCAAACAAATTTGGAAAAACCTTTCCAGATATTTCCGATCAACGATCATTTAGTTGCTATCAAGTGGTCGATCCCGCTGGAGCAAGAAACTATGTCGCAATATGGGCAGCAGTTAATGAAAGAGGTGAAATCTTTATACGTAGAGAATGGCCCGACCGCAATACATATGGTGAATGGGCAAATTTTGGTGACCCCAAGTGGAAATATGGACCAGCTTCTAA